GCGCCCTGAAGGGATGCGCCCCGGAGGTCTGCGCCCCGGAGGTTTGCGCGCTGAAGGGATGCGCCCCGGAGGTCTGCGTCCTGGAGGTCTACGCCCTGGAGGTCTACGCCCTGGAGGAATGCGCCCTGGAGGTTTGCGCCCTGGAGGGATGCGCTCCGGAGGGATGCGCGCTGAAGGGATGCGCCCCGGAGGGATGCGCTCCGGAGGGATGCGCCCTGGAGGTTTGCGCCTTGGAGGGATGCGCTCCGGAGGGATGCGCCCTGGAGGTTTGCGCCTTGGAGGTCTGCGCCCCGGAGGTTTGCGTCCTGATTTCTTTTAAGGCAATCTTTCATGCTTTCATAGTTTCCCGATATGATAACCTTTTCAGAATATCGGTGTCTGATTTTGATTAGCTTTGACATTGTTTAAATTCTCCTTTTTACTAAATACAGTTACTTTATTTTCACGTTTACTATATATTGATAGCTTTAACTTGTTTATTTCTCAGATTATGACTACCTTATAATATGGAGACAAATGTCGATGAAACTAAAGTCGTGAATATCGTACCAGAGCAATCTGGTCGCCCCAATCTCGAACCGCTGGAAAGGTCAGGCGAAAGTGAGGGGCTTTCTATTACCTATAACCCCTGTACTGGCCGCATCTCCTTAGGGCATGGGGCGTTTCGTACATTTATCCCGGCTCAGGAATGATATTGTAATTACTTTATCATCTTGTTGGAGTGCGCTGATAATTTTATTTACCAGGTCGATATATAATTTAATATCATAGGTTTTGGAAATATAATTATACAGCCGGTTAGTTATTTTCAGATTGATTGTTTTCATGTTTTCACCGCTCCTTGCTGTTCTTTGACATCCTCAGTTAATGCGTGCCGTGTTATTTAAAAACAACCTCGCCGTAAGTTTTGCCGGTTTGCATTTCCTTATATACCTTCAATGCCTTATGAACAGTTGCCATGTATGATTCGTATCCTATGCGGTTTTCAACATAGATACGCAACGCTTGATCTGTTTTTCCTGTTTTGGCAACCTCTGCAAATATATTATTCAATGCTTGTTTGCGTGTCATCTCCATACCTCTCTATTCTGTAGGTAATTGTCCAATATCTCTTAACTGTTCAAAGGTTACACGGATTGTATGTTCCTCATATTTATTGTACAGAATAAATTGGCCGGCAAAGCGGCCTTTGAGTATGATCCCTTGGAAATACCCGATCCTAAGAGCTTGCGAGCGATCCCAGTATTCGACGGGATGATCAAAGTCAATTACTTTCATTCCATCATCTCATAAAGTTAAGTTGTTTTGTCATCTGTCGCGCCCTACGCGGGCGCGTGGATTGAAACTAAATAATAATACCCAATTTTACCAACATGCGGTATGATTGAGACCAATTAGTATCAGACCAATTTTGAGCAGCAACGAAATCTTGTAAATCTATAATTTCGCAGGCAAGCTCTACATCGTTAAATTTTGTAGCACCCCATCGAGACCAGCCCCAAGGTTCCGGGGACTCGCGCCAAGCATAGCACCATGAATCAAAATGCACCCTAACCCAGGTGTCACCCTGTTTGTACCAGTGGAGCAATTGATTTATGCGTTTGCGTTGTTTGGTAATACGTTTCATTTCATCACCTCTTAGTTATCATTTAATCTTTTAGTAAGTATATTGCATAATAATTCTAATGCATCTCGCATTGTATGTCCTACATCTATTAATCCTTCATCCATAAAAATAAGACATCGCTTATTTTTACGCACAATAGAGTACATATTATGTTTTACTTCAACACTATAAGCAGTTTTCATCTCTCCACCTCTTTGGTTTAATTAATCAATATGCTTATACAATATATGTATACAATAACCATGCCACAACAAAACATACTATATATAGTAATTTAAGGCTAAATAATACTATATGTAGTAGGGTATTGTATCTTTGTGTACAGGGTTAAAAATAGCAACTTGATATAAGCATGGGTATAATAAAGAAGTTAGGCCTATGTATCATTGCGGTACAACTTATCACAATGATACACTTTTTCGGTTTTCTACTATAAATATAGTAGATGTTAGACACCAAAACACTAAATATAGACAAGGGCACGTAAAGTATTGTAAACAATGGAGGGGATATGATCGAATCTGAAGAAATAAAAACTATCAAGGCAGAGATACAGAGATTGTCTAAATTACTAGAGAGGTTGCAAAAGGCTGATGGCGTAACTGCTGGAGAGGGATTAGGGAAAATAAGAGACTGTAAGGACTGCCCCAAGACAAAGGGTATTAATAAGTATTATGGATATACATTGTATCTACACCGTCTATAATGAGTAACAGCGGAGGATTATGCATGGATAGCATAGAGCTATATAAATTAAGCGAGGACCATGCGGAGCAGGAGGGAGTATGAGTGACACAGGCAACTATTGTGGAGCTGATGGACGTATAGGTCAGCTTATGGCAGCAGAGATTGAGGCGGTGTCTCTCAGGATCCAGGCAGAGATGTATGTGCGCAGGCCTGGGTATAGGGGGGAGCCGATGAGAGAGGCGGAGCAAGATGAGAGGGCGGAAAGGCATGGTATCTCAGTATCTATGAGTGACAAGGTCATAATCGAGGCCTTACGGCGTTACAAGGCAGAGCTTGATAGAGCAAGGGATTGGTGGCTCACAGAGATGGAGGCATACCGAGTCGCTGTATGCAGGGAGCTGGATGAAGCGATGGAGACCGGTAACTTGAGCAAATTCAGGGCGGCGCAAGCGGAGCAGGCAGCGGCGGAGCACAAGCGTTTCAAACTCAAAAGCGTTTCTAACGGAAAAGCTGTGGAACGAAAACCCGATTGAGGCCGGCGGGTGTGGGAGATATATACGGGAGCGAAAGTCTAATTATTTTTTCTACTTTGGAGAGAGCTATGCGAGTTACAAGAAAAGACAGAACAGAGTTCAGGCGACTCTGGGATGAACGTATTGGTGAACTTGCGATGAGGCGACGCAAAGAGTGGGACGAAGCAACTCCTACGGAGAGGGTAATGATACAGTTCTTTTACAAGTCATGCGGCGGTTGGGCGTGGACAGAGGAAGATGACAAGGCTTTGCTCTCGGCTATATTTGAGGAAAGTATTAATATGGAAACGAATGCTTAATTATTTTTTATTGTATGTTTAATTTAGGATTTAAGAACGGTGATGATTTATATATTGATACGATAAATACTGACATAGCATGGAAGTGGTTTAAGAAATTTGGGAAATTGAAATAGGGAGGTTATTATGTTTTTCGGAGACTGGACTTTTGTAGTTGGCGTGTTATTTTCATTAGCAACCGTTGCAATGTTTGTTTTGCGATGCGCCGAGGTTATTAAATGGTCATGGTGGATTGTGGCACCAATATTTGTAGTAGTGATATTATTTTGGGGATTTGTATTTTTTATATGGATATCAATAATAACTTAAAATGGATTCGTATTAAAGGATACCGAATGGATTATTTAATTTTTAAGTTTGTATTATTAGCAGCGTTTTCTCAGGTAGTATTAAAGTTCTTGGGAATTATTCGATATTCCTGGTGGATTATATGTTTGACGAGTGGATTTGTTTTTCTGATTTGTATATTATGTTTAGGTTATATCATCTGGGATAGATGCCCTTGACAGTTCAAAACTTCAATTCAAGATATCAAAAACGGAGGAGAAATGAAAAAGTTATTTATTATCGCAGTTCTTTTAATCTTCACACTTGGAATGGCACAAGACGTTCTTGCGCCCCAGACAGTATCACTCAAGAAGTATAACGATCTCGTAAAGGAATACAATGGTCTTCAGGCCGCATCTGACTCTTATATGAAGCGCATGGTCGTGGCGCAGGATGCGAATACCGCTTTACGGCAGACCTTTGGCAATATGGCCTCTGACCTTATGGAACTCGAACTGGCTCCGGTGGACTCGGTGTTGAGAATCTATGGGATTGTGCGGAGATGAGTAAAGCATTAGTTATGTCTTGGCATGGCAAGGTAGACAAGAATGGAAATGCGATTTGTTTAAAGTGTAAAAGAGTACAAGCTTCAACGTTCAGCGCCTGTATCTATTGCTGTAGCCACGATACACTTGAATTTACTGAAGAGTATGATTGTGGTTGGCATTTATCTGTGGCCTGTTCTATTTGTGATAAAAATTTTGATTTCAATAACACTGAGTTAATTGCTAATTATAAAGTAGTCAGGAGATCAGGAGATGACTCTGGAAGAAAAAATAAAAGAAAAAAAGTTAGCGATCATGGAGAGTCTCGCAGAAGATGAACGTCGGTATTGGGAAATCATGTCTCGTCCACATCCGACAAAAACTATGGGTATCATGAAATTTATAGGGATGGCGAATGAACCAACTTGATATAGATCAAAAAGCGTGGGATGATGCGTGGGAAAAAGCCAGAATTGAACACAAGGTAGATATGCTCATGTTAATGAAATGGAGTTACGGAATGCCAAATTTGACGAGAGAGGAGGCATATAAATTCTATGGACCCACTCAAAGACCTTGACGACTATTATCTCACGGTAAAACTTTACGATCAAACTGATTCTTTTACTCTTAACGAGTTATACGAATCTTTCAAAACGGCCCTTAAAAGGGAACTTGAAGATGAGTTCTGCAAGATGTTAAAAAAAGCAACTTCGTGCCCCAAATGCCATAAGGTTCACTTTGAATCTGGGAAATGTGAGTGCGGGTTGGAGATTAAAATTTAGTAGGGAATATGGAAAAACCATTTATTGTGTTTTGTGGGTTTACGTATTATCCACCACCTGGTTGGTATGGATATTGTGGGGATGCAGAAACGCTTGATAATGCCAAGAAAATAGCAATCGATACCATAAAAGATTGTGACTTTGATTGGTGGCAAATTGTAGACCTTGGGAAAAAGGAAGTTGTCGCCGGTAACGGGAGTGGACATACGGGATTATTTGGAAAAGTCGATGCTTTTGTTAAGACAGAAGCGTGAAAGTCTCCGTCTCGTATCAAGGCAGACAACGTACAAAATTTGACCATAAGGCTGTAGAGTTTGCCAAAGACCTCTGCATGATTGAAAGGGACAGGTTTTTTCAGACACAAACAGGGATCAGGGTTTTGATATTTGAAACGACCAAGCATACTTTAAGGATGTTGGAGGAGTGATGGCGAGAAAAATAGTAGATGATATTTCTTCTTCCAAATTGTTATCTTGTCCTTTTTGTGGAGGCGAAGCCCACATGACCATAACGGAAGTTGGGGATACCACAACTGGAGTTGGTTGGGTAGTCCAATGTGGAAATTTTAATTGTCCCGCTGGACAACAAGTTCAGTATTGGAATAATGAGAAAACTGCATTACTTTTCTGGAACATGCGGGAGGGAAGTGATGGCGTATAAGGTAGCAAAATTTGGAGAGTTCAAAGATAGTGTAACCGTGGAATGTGAAGATGGCGTGGTGTTTCATATTGAGAAAGAACAGTTTCTTCTCATAGAAGCTATTGCAAAAAAGATATGCAAGGAGGAGTTCGATGTACGAGAAAAAGAACATAAGGGACGAATTCGAGGAACTGATATTCGACACGATCAGAATGGCAAAGGAAAATCAGACACCGATAACAAGAACGGAGTTCATCAAGTGGATTCCGAGAATGGTGATGGCCCATCATGATATATATGGAGGAGAAAGTAAATGAGCAACAGGATTGATGTGATATGCAGTGACTGTTATTACTATATCAACGAAGAAATGCGTGGGAACACTCCAATCGGTGGTGGTGTCAGGGCCGGTGAATGCCATGGAGTACCGCCAGTAGTTGAAAAGGGTTGGCCCGTGGTGGAACCTATTAATATCGGTTGCATTAACTGGAAAAAGGGTGGCGTGTTACAGAATATTATCACTTCGCCCAAAATACCTGAGATTACCATATCTGATGTGGATGCGCCGGAAGAGGAACCAATCACTTCTCTCAGCGGACTACCTGGAATAAAGGAGGGACCATGCCCATCTACGAATATCTCTGCGAGTGTGGAGAGAGGTTCGACCATTTCTCAAAAACCCGGCGACGAATCGGCTCCATTATCACTTGCCGCTGTGGCAAAAAAGCTAAACGAATCCCCAGCAGTTTTGGATTCTCCGTCTGGGGGACCGTCTATCGGGACAAACCCGACGGAGAAAAGACAATAGAAGACTTTATGAATCTGAAAGAGAGAGAACTGATAGACGCACCGACAAGGGGGTTTATAGGATGAAAGTTGTATATTTATATTGTTCTGGTTTTAAAGTTGTTCAAATTTATACAGTTTCTGAGAATACCACGATAACTGATTGGCCCCTGTAAAATGCGTTACGGCAAATACAAAGGCACGATGCACTATGTCTTTGATAACGAACATGACTTCAGCAGGTGGTTTCAAGGAAAACCTCCTGCTATAAGTCAGGACTGGCGCAATGCACAAGCGGGAGAATGGGTTTGGAGTGACGACGGACGCATTGTAGAGATCCTAAAAAGATCTCAACCAAATGGATGTAACTATTATTTTGTTCTCACTATTGTGGGTACATTTGTTAATGGTGCTAAAAACTTCATGGATACCGACTTTTCAAGACACGAATCAAGGTATTCGCTGAACGGGAAACTCACAAGAAAATTTGGAAAACATAAAGATACCGATAAACTCACACGGGCGGAACTTGTCTTTATCGCATCTCTCATAGTAACCGGAAAACCCTATGAATCCTTCAAAATTGCCTTTCCAAAGGCAAAAAGTGAAGATTATATCTATTCAAGACTGATATATTTACTTGGACAGGAAAGAATAATGAATGAAATTCGTAAATCTGTCGCAGAATCGGCTGAAACAGCCGGTATAAACATCGAATGGATATTTGAAATGCTAAAAGAACTCGGAGAAAAGGCGAAAAATGAACACGTTCGCCTTCAATCCGTACAAACCGCTGGACATTATCTCGAAGTAGAACCCAAAGCCCAGATGCAACCGCAATTTCCGGGACACTCTGGATTTATTGGAGATGCGGAAGTCAAAGAAGTGATAGAAACCGAACAAAAACGAATAGAAGCAAATACTTAGTCCATTATTTTGATAAATATTCCATTGATCTGCAATATCATCGGGGCAAGACCCCACTTCATTAAGTATTTTCCAATCCAAAACGCTCTCGAACGCAAAGACCTGCTTATTCACACGGGTCAACATTACGATTACGAGATGTCGAAACTGTTCTTTGAAGAATTTGATCTCAAAACTCCAGATTATCATTTAAACGCAGGAAATTGTGTAGACACAATTTTTGAAGAGACTCGTAGTATTCTCAAAAAAGAGAAACCTGAAATCGTGGTGGTTTATGGTGATACCAACTCAACTCTCGGAGGAACACTCGCTGCCCATTCTCTGAATATACCAGTAGCGCATGTAGAGGCGGGTGTACGGAGTTTTTCTACAATTATCGAGGAATACAATAGGGTTCAGGTAGATCGTCTCTCTACGTGGCGTTTCTGCCCCTCTGAGAAGGCTTTGGTTAATCTGCGTGCAGAAAAATTGGACGGAGTTTTTACGGGTGACGTAATGAAAGACGTTATCCTGAAAACCCGTAGAAGAAAAAAACCTAAACCATTCAATCTCTTGACGATCCACAGGGCGGAGAATACAACACCTGAGAAGTTTGAAGAACTGATGGATTTTGTCAAAAGATTTCCGTACACTACATACTTTCCTATCCATCCACGTACTAAGAAGTTATTTAAACCCATTGAAAACATCGTTCCACTCAAACCACTAAGTTATGTAGAATTAATAAGTTACATAGAGTGTGCCAATATTGTATTGACAGATTCCGGCGGGATTCAAAAGGAGGCTTACTGGTTAAGAACTCCCTGTATTACTTTGAGAGATGAGACCGAGTGGACAGAGACAGTAGGAAGTGGATGGAATATTCTTTGGAAAGACAGTGGGCAGGGTTTTAGTCTTAGGGAACATCCTGATTTTTATGGGGATGGAGAAGCGGCAAAGAAGATAACGGAGATTTTAAATGCCAAAAGCGTTACATAAAAAACTTGCACGTTCAGCGACCAAGAAGGGCTTGAGGGGTAAACGCAAAGACGCTTACATCTACGGAACAATTAAAAAGATTGAAAAGCGTAAGGGCAAGTCCAAACGATAAATATAAACCAATACTCTCCCGTACAACTTTCCAGAATGGAAAAACATCTTGAAGTCGCACGGAATGATCTCATTTCATTCGGGAAGTTGTTTCTTCAGGGTGATTTTGGGAAATCGGAAACACCTGATTTCCACAGAGAGATAGCACGGGCATATCTTGCCGAGGACATCACAAAGCAATTAGCAATCATAATTGCCAGGGGACATGCGAAATGCCTCAGTGCGGAGATGGAAGTTCTTACTGCTGATGGTGATTATGTCCCGGTCAATAAATTACAAATTGGTCGAAAAATTATTGCTATAGACCAAAGAACTCTTAAGCTAACTACAGATGTTATAAAAAACTCATCGTTTTCTGGAATTCAAAAAACTTATGAAGTTACAACAAGAACTGGTCGTCGCCTTGTTGCATCCAGGGGGCACAGAGTCCTCACATTTGATGGGTGGAAAAAGGTAGAGGAAGATTTACAAGTTGGTGATTTGGTTGCATCAACCAGACATCAACGGGGTATTGGTAAATTAAATCCAACTCCAGAAACTTTTAAGTTGATTGCTCACTTACTCATGGAGGGTGGACTCAGCCAAAGAGATGTTTTATATACAAACTCCAACAAAGAGGTTATTGAAGATTGCAAAAAATGTGCAGAATCTCTTGGGTTTACGTTTAAGCATAAGGATAGATACACATATAGACTTGGAGGTATTCGTAGAACTGGGAAACAATATGCTAATCGTGTAAATATTGCACGGGAATGGGTGGAGACATGGGGAATTATGGGGCATACTGCACTAACTAAGCGCGTTCCGAAAGAGATTTTTAGATTATCAGATAAAATTCTTTGGGAATTTATTAATATTGTGATGGTAACAGATGGATGGTTTGCCGTTGAGAGTGGTTGTGCGGGTGTAACCTTGGCGAATGAGGGATTAATAGATGATCTGAGAAAAATGTTCCATCGTGTTGGTATTATAACAACAAAGTTTTATAGACCAACCGATCATGCTGGTGCTTGGACATTACAATTTAGTAGAACTGGAATAGGTTTATTGGTGAGAAAGTGCGATCTCTTTCATAAAAGACAGAACGCTCGCAAGATATTAGAAAAAGAGGGTTACTCATTAATAGACGTTTATCCTAATAAATTATGGGAGTATCGAAAACATAAAGCAATACATTTTAAACGGAACGGACTATCCATATCAAATAAGTATAGCATTACAAGAAATAAATTAAAAAGGGCGATTGCGTTAGATGGCGGGAATGGTGTTTGGAGTCATTATGAGGAAGCTGATGTTTTTTGGGATAAAATAATATCAATTAGGCCATATAAGACCGAAGAAACATTTGACATAGAAACGGAACGGCATCACAATTTTATAGTTGATGGATTAGTAGTACACAATACCACACTCACTAAAGCCTTTATTTTACATAGATTTCTGTTCCATAAACAAGGTGATCCACCGTTATTTTTCGGATGGGTTGCCGACTCTCTCGGAAAGTCCTTTCGCAATGTCGAATACATCTCTCAGCAGATTATGTTCAATGAGAGAATTAAGACCTATTTCGGAGATCAATGCGGGAAACACTTCAACAAGAAGTGGACAGAGCAAGACATTGTTTTAGCCAACGACTGTACTCTCATATCAAGATCAAACGCACGAAGTCTCAGGGGAGAGACAAAGGGTTCGGTAATTGGGGGTTCCCAGAGATACAACGTCATTATTCTTGACGATATTGAAAACGAAGAAAATACTCTGACCTTAGAGTCACGCACAAAGATAAAACGTACCGTGACCAATGCGGTTTATCCTGCTCTCGATATTTATAATGGAAGATTAATTTTTAATGGCACACCTGTTCATTACGACTCTCTCTGCCAAAACATTTTAGATGGTTGGAAAAAGGCTATTCATGATGGAACTGAAGAGGATTACAGTTATCTCGTAATTACTTATAAAGCCTCTCAACCGACAATGCCTGGTGGCGTTCTGTGGGAATCCTATATTCCACGGGCAGAACTCAACAAGAGAAGACAGTTCTATATCGACAATAACAATCTCCCCGGATATTCTCAGGAATACGAACTCGAACCGCAGGGTAACGAAAACCGTATTTGGACAAGAGACCATTATATCATTCACAATGCTTCTTATATGTGGAATGAGTTAGAGAAGCAAAGTTATTTGACATGGAAGAACGAAACCTTTCCAATAAATTGTTTTTGGGGTAGCGATCCCGCTACGGATATTAAGACCAGAAATTCCGACAACTCTGTTATCATGGTCATCGCAGAAGATAATTTAAAAAGAATTTTTGTTTTGGAGTATGTTTCTAAACTTGCCATACCGCAGTTAGGACTCAGGGACGCAAATGGGAAACTGGTAGGCGGACCAGGTGTGGTGGATTATATATTTGAACTCAACGACAAGTACCATTGTAAAAATGGAACCGTGGAAGATGT